CGGTCCAGATTGGAATGTTGAGCTCCATCGCGAGATTGCGAAGCTCCTCATAGACAAGCTTCAGCTCATGACGAAGGGAGTCGAATGTTCTCGAGGAGCGCATGATGTCAGCGTAATCGATGATGATCAAGCTCGGAACGAATCCCTTCAGATTGAGCTTCTCAATGTGGTTGCGCAGCATCTGGACGGTCGCGGCGCCCGTCGGGTATTCCTTGATGATGAGACGACCAAGGTCCATTGTCTCATAATTCTTGAGAATCTCGTCCTTCATGTCAGGGACATCATTCGACGGGACCCCGCAAAGGTTCGAATCGTAACGTAGACCAACCGCCGTTTCGGTGAGCTCGAACGTGTAGTGGACGACGTTCTTGCCCATCTTGAGAGCGTGCGCTCCCATCGCAGTCAACCAGTGAGACTTACCCACACCAGTTGGTGCTACGACAACGCCGAGCTCGCCACGACCGAGACCGCCACGTAGGATGTCCTTACCATCGAGAACCTCGAGGCCGGTGGGACATGGGTTGCGATTGATCTTAACGAACCGAGCTTCGGCATCCTCGAAGAAATCATGACCCGTTGAGTTTGCCATGCCAACCGAGACTGCCTTCTTCATCAGGTCGACAACCGATTCGAACTTGTCAGTTGCCACCATCTCGACCGCCTTCTCAAGGGCCTCGCGGAAAGCCTGGCGCTTGCAGAAGTCGAGAGACTTCTCTTTCACATAGCCCATGTCGCCAGGATCAGGGTTCGCCCGCATGCGATGCAGGAAATCGATGATCTGATCCTTCAGGATGGCATCAGGGCCCTGCTGCAGATCTTCCTTGATGATGGACACCAGGAGCTGCATCGTCGGGAAACACTTGAACTTCTCGAAATGCTTGAAGTAGCGATCCGTCAGGAACGCGAGGTACTTCAGGTCGAAATAGTCCGGCCTCATGACCTCGACCATCTGGGCGGCCCAGATATGATCGGTCAGTAAGCTCTGGAAGATCTTTTCCTGGAACGACTTTCCGTATTGGCGAAACAGGGCCTCGCCAGCATTGATCTCATTTGAAGACATGCGCTCTCTTAAGTATGAAGAAGGTGACTTGTCAGTTGGAAGAAGACGCGGTCGCGGTCAAAATTGTTAATACCAGACTTGACCAGCAGCCTGAGATATTCCATTTTATTAGCCTCTGGCCTGAATGATTCGAGACCAGAGTCAATTTTCCCGACCTGATTTCCGGAAAGTGAGGAGACATCGAGATTCATCAGCTGCCAGTTCAATCGTGCCTCGTCGGCCCCATCGACTATGCTTCTGAACAACTGCGGACCCTTTGGGGAGGCTCGCTCAGCTGCCATGCTGACAATATCATCCGGACCCAGCAAAGCCTCTCCCGCGACCTCTGGAAAGCGCTTAGCCATGGTCTTCCAGCCAGCTCCATCGATGCCTGGAATTCCATCGGCCCCATCACCTACGAAGCATCGGGTCGCTACAAAATTCCTTGCCGTGCATCCGAAGCGAGCAATGACATCTGGCTCATTGACAAATGACTTCGATGTCGGACTCCAGATCCTCACACGATTATCGAGAAGCTGGTAGTAATCCTTGTCGGATGACATGATAACGCATGGGTCGTCCTTCAGCCTGTATCTCGCTACATACGCGATAACATCATCGGCCTCGCAGTCAGTGACGTAGCTCTGCTGAACAGGCAAAAGACGCAACAGCTGGACTAGGGTCGCAACCTGCCAGTTTCTGTTTCCTACCGTGTCAGGAATATCACCCTCGTAGTAGCGATTGAGCTTCTGGGGTTTCCTCTTCGTCTTGTACTCTGCGAAGAGAGCTCGTCGTCTGGGAGAACCACCACCCTCCCAGACGACGATGATCCGTCGTGGGCTCAGAAACTCGCACTTCTGGCCCAGCTCGTTGAGGAATCCCACGATCCCTCCCACTGCCTGGCCGTTGGCACCTAGCGTGGGATTTGCGCAGAAATGTCGCGTAAAACAGTTCAGACCGTCCACTAGGAGCGTGGGTCTTCCTCCGAGCATTTAGACCTCCGGATCGAGATCGACGCCGACCAGCTGATCCTTGAGAGCTCGCATCTCCTCGTAGGACTCGGGATCGATGTCCAGATCGGAGGTGCTCACCGTCGATCGAATGAGAGCCTTCTCAAGTAGACCATCGATCCACGGCTTGTACTGCGGGTCCTTCCACATATCACCGAAATCAGCCTTGTAGAACTTCTTCTCGATGATATTCTCGTTCTTCTCGTTGGTCACCTTCATCGTCTTCCAGGCGCTCGTGCCCTCGATCGCCACCTGATGCTCGTTCACCATATCAGGGCCATGCTCACGAAGGACATCAAAGACCTCCTCATGCTCCTCGATTCCCTTGCCGAAGATGATTCGGAACTCGACCTTACGGAAAGGCGGAGCGACCTTGTTCTTGATCGTCTTCGCCCAGACATTGATGCCGATCGCCTCACCCTGCTTGTTCTCGATGTGCGAACCAGCGCCGAGCTTGAGACGAACCGAGGCGTGGAAGGGAATCGCCATACCACCGGGAGTCGTTGTCGGGTCGCCGTGCATGACACCGATCTTCGTACGGATCTGGTTGAGGATAACGAAGAGGACGTTCTGGTCGCCGATGACGCCCGTGATCTTGCGCATGCCCTTAGAGATCGCTCGAGCCTGGAGACCGATCGTGTCCTTATCATATGCGCCCTCGAGCTCGGCCTTCGGGGACGACGCTGCCACCGAGTCCCAGATGATGGTGATCGGGACATCCTTCGCCATCGCCTTTGCCTTTAGGATCGTCTTCTCTGCGATGTCCAGCACCTCCTCGGTGCAGTGAGTGTCAACGTAGACAAATCGCTTCGAGACATCGACGCCGAGTGCCGCAAGATTCTCAACCGAGGTTCCGTTCTCGGTATCGATGTAGACCACGATGCCGCCCATCGTCTGGGTCGAACGGGCGATCTGAGTCGCGATGTGTGACTTGCCGATCGAAGGAGGTCCAAAGATCTCCACGATTCGACCCTCAGGAAGTCCGCCGTTCGCACGATTCGAGGTGACGAGATCAAGTTGCTTCGAACCGCTGGAGATCCAGCGCTTCACGTGGGTTGGCGACGTATCGACCGCGAGATTGTAGGCGATCCGAGCGCCGTGGTCCTTGTTGAGGGACGAAATGAGCTCGCTGGTAAAATCATCAGCAGCAGTTTTTGCCGCTGCAGTATCCTTCTTTGCCATTTTAACTCCTGGTATATTCTAAAGTCAAGGTGCTGAATGTGCAAAGGGGCGGGGAAGTTACCTTCCTCCGCCCCCCCTCTATTTCACACGATCAGATGATCAGAATCCGCTGTCCTCAAGATCAGCGAAAGCATCATCGAGATCACGAGCTGCTGCCTTCGGTCCACCAGCAGTCTTCTTGGCCTTCGGCGCGTCATCATCATCGTCGAACGCTGCAAGCTTGCTATCGTTCGCGGTGCGAGTCGGAGTGCTAGTGTTGTTACCGTTGCTACCGCCGCCGCGGTAGGTTCCCTCACTGCTGGAAGCGCCGCCATTGATCCAGTCGTTCACGACCTTCTCGATCTCCTCATAGGACTTGAGGTTGACGGCCTCATCGACCTCCGGGATCGAGTCGAGCCACTTCTTCGCCTGCGCAGAATCACGGCTGAGGGGCTCGATCTTCGCACGGGGAGAGATCTTCGTATCAGCAAACTGCTTACCAGGAAGCTTCGAGACCGAGACGCGGATGTCGCGACCCTCGAGAGGATCAGTGACATCGCCGTAGTCCTCATCGAGCATGAGGTTCAGGATGTCCTGGTAAACCATCTTACCGAAGGACCAGATACGGACACCCTTGTCCTCCTCACCACGGACGATCACGGGAGCGAAAGTGCGCATCTTCGGAGCGACTTTCTTCGCGAGCTCGCGGCTCGTGTCGCTACCCTCATCGTAGAGCTTTCCGCGGAGCTCCTTGATGGGATCGGGCTTACCGAACTGGAAGGGAGCGAGGATGCCCGGGCTGGTACCGACACCGTAGTAGTACCAACGATCCTTGAAGGGCTGACCGTCGTTGTTCTGGAATGCGAGGAGTCGAACCGTGTACTCCTTGCCCTCCTCGGGCTTCCACTGCTGGTCACGCTTGTTGTTCTTACCGGAGAGTTCGCCGAGCTTGCGGCGGATTGCGTCGAGATCGATTGCCATGATAGTTTAGTATTTCCTTGATTGTTGTTGTTGATAGACGGAGAGTTTCGGCTTTCGCTTCCCCTCTCCGGAGTTACCCGATGTCCCGCCTTTTGGGCCAGAACATAGGGAGATTGTAAGGTGCGTTTTGGGTATTTTCAGCGCTTCTTGCGCTTCTTGTCAAGGCCACCGAACGAACGTCGTGCAACATTGACAGTGTCACGACGTGGGCCTGACGGCCTCATACCGAGAGGGAGAGTGTAACCAGCCACTGCACCCGCTCCAGAGAACTCATCGAGCTCCTCCTCGCTCATGCATCCGCTGCCCTCATCGGTACCGCAGGCAATCTCTTCGAGAGCCTCCATAATCATGAGACGAAGTGCGTTTCTATCCAAAGTTTCCATACCTTTAATTATTCTGGTCCGACCTTTCTGACGAGGATATCTCTCGCAGAACGCAGGAGAATCGTGAGCGTCGGTTCAGCAGTGGGGGCGAGCCTGCTCTCGACCCAATCAGGTGGGCGGCTTGGACCACGGATCGCCATGAACTCCTCCTCAGTGAGCTTCACACCGTAGTGATTGAGGAGGAAGAGAGAACGCTCCGGAATCGTCATCCGACCGAGACGCTCGTTGGGCTTGTAGAAAGCTCCAAGCTTCTCACGACGCCAACCTTCCTCCTCGGGAACGAAGTAGGGCTCCTCGAGGCTACCGACCTTGCCGATCTCATGGAGGAGACCGACGATCAGGATCGATTCGGTCTGGGCGCCCATCTCGAAAGCATCATTGACACGCTTCATGCCCCTCGCGATGGTGATCGCCTGAGCAACAAGGCCACCAGGCTCACAACCTGGACTGTCATTACGTGGCTCAGCGGGACACATCAGGAGACGCTCTCCGAGCTCCTCCATCATCTGCTGGAGCCCAGCGCCGCGGTTGATCTTATCGACAAGCTTAGTGTAGCTCGTCCAGAGG